CCGGAGGCCCTGACCGTGGCCGAGCCGGAGGCCGTGACCGTGGCCGAGTCGTAGGCCGTGACCGTGGCCGAGCCGGAGGCCCTGACCGTGGCCGAGCCGGAGGCCGTGACCGTGGCCGAGCCGGAGGCCCTGACCGTGGCCGAGTCGTAGGCCCTGACCGCAATCCACACGCCCGCCTCGGACACGATGTCGATGTAGTCGACGCCATCCTTGACGGCCTGGTCGAACTCGGTCTGCGTAGTGACGCTTCTGGTGCTCATTGAGTAGACTCCTAGGTGAGTGAGTTGGGCTGCCGGGGCTGGAACCTGTGGCAGCCCTTCTTGCTGGAAAGGGGCCGTCGCGCCGGGGCCAGCGGGGGGGATGAAGGAACATCCCGGCGCGACGGTGCTTAGATGGCGCGCTCGAGAGAGTCGGCGCGGTTGCGGAGCCAAGCGGCTGCGGCGATGTGCGGCGAGTCGGCACAGCCGGAACACGCCGGGTCGTGCAGCGCGTCGGCGGCCCCGCGCAGAGCCTCGGTCTTGGCGCGGTGGGCGATGCCGTCGGCGACCACATCAAGCAGCCGCTCAGCGCTCGCCCGGCACCCGAAACACGGCTGCTCAGGAGCGCCGAGGCCGTGCTGCTTGCGGCACGTCACCGACGTGAGGGCCGCGACGTCAGCCGGCGTGTAGGCCGTCACGATGCACGCTCGGCGCACTTGATCCGCGGGCCGAAGACGTGGTCGGCGCAGTAGATGGTGTTCCAGAGACCGAACCGCTTGCGGCAGCCGCAAGCCTCGGCGGTGGTGAAGATCGTGTGGGTCCAGTAGGGGCGCGTCAGCGCCCACATGTCGTGGCGGTCGAACCGCTCGCCATCGATGGGGCGGTTGACAGCGACAAGCCAGAGGGAGCGGATGAGAGCGCTCATGATGCGTCCGACTGGACGACGAGAGGCAGGGACCGGATGTATGCCTCCAGGCCCGAGTACTCGATGAGGACTCGGCGACCGTTGCGGCGGGCGGGCAGCGTTCCGTCGTTGACGAGCTTCCGAACTTCGAACTCTGAGAGGGATGTCGCAAGTGCCGCGTCTCGCACACTAACGGTGAGTGTGTTGGGGTTCATGACGTCCAACTTAGACACAACTTGGAGACTTGTCCACCACGTTGCGGAAAAAGTTTGGTCAAGGGCGTATCAAGACGGTGGTGGTACGCAACCATTAGGTATGTCCGCGACAACAACGCCTGCCACCATGTGTCTCGTGAATGAGACAACATGGCGCCGCCTGCACCGCATCGCCGACGCGCGACGCAAGCACTTGGGGTACACCGTGGCGGGGCTCGCCGCGGCCGGGGGACCATCGCCGGCCTGGTTCTACAAGCTGAAGGACGAGACGGGCGACCCGTCGGTGCGTCACCGGAAGTTCCTCGAGCAGCTCGACGCCGCGCTGCGTTGGAGGGCGGGGACGTCGATGAGCCTGCTGGTCGACGATCGTGCGGACTGGGACGATGCGCTGTTGCAGGACGAGGAGGACTCGCTCATTCATGCGACTGACCGGATCGCGACGTTCGCGTTCATGGTTGAGCAGCGGCTCCGTGTGCTGGACCCGGATGACGCTGACCGGATGATGCGCGATCTCGCGAGGACGCTAGGCCTGCCCGTCGTCGGTGACTAGTCACTTGTCGCCAGTTATGGTCACTTCGGACCATTTCTCGTGAGTAAGCCCGTTAAGTCCGCATTGGCGGGTACGAGTGTCGCTTCCCCGTGGTGTCCTTATGGGGCAGTCGGTCAAGCCGGGTAGGTCAGGGATCGCCTCACGGGGCAGGGATGAGTAAGGCATGAAGCGGTGTGAGAGGGAGTGGGAGCCTGCAAGGGCTGCCGCAGTCCAGGCGATGGTGCGCGAGATGTGTGGCCGGTGCCTGTGCGAGACGGGTGAGCGTTGCCCGCTGTTCGCGTACAAGGAGGATCGGGCCGGCACTGCGACGGCCAGTCCCTCTGGTGAGTCGGTGCGTATTCGGACCATGACTTAACAAGCATTTACCTGCATTTGCGGCCCGTCGGCTGCGGGTGCGAAGTGGCCCCCGACAGGCTTCCGTCATGGTTGAAGGTTGGGGGCTTCTTGCTGCCCGGATCGCGTCGGAGCGGTCTCGGCGGTGGCGGTCCCGTGCCGCGTTCGCGAAGGCGGCCGGCGTGTCTGTGCGCGTCGTGGACGACCTCGAGCGGGGGCGTCGGTCCAACTACTCGGCGGCGACCCTGGCGGCCGTGGAGGCGGCGCTGGGGTGGGAGTTCGGGTCGGCTATGCGGGTGGTCAGCGGCGGGCGTCCACACCGTGAGATGGACCCGTACTTGGCGCAGCTCATGGATGCGTGGCCGTCGCTGTCGCCAGATGCTCGGGCGATGTTGGCTCGCCTCGCTCAGTACGCGCTGGATGCACGCCTAGGACTTTAGGGTACAAGGATGGGTACATCAGCCTACGGATTGAAGAAGGCCCCACCCGCGTTTCCGCAGGTGGGGCAGGGTGGGGCAGGTCGGACTTGAACCGACGACCGACGGATTATGAGTCCGCTGATAGGGTACACTGGTGGAGCACGGCAAAACACGTTTGCGCAGGTCAGAGGCTTGATTGGCAGTTCCCAACCTAGTGTGCGCTAGAGGGGGTTAGGGTACAGTTTTGGGTACACCTACAAAGAAGTACCCCCGCGACGGGCGAACGTCCGGGGGCGTGACCGACTAGCAAGGAGTCGATATGACTGAGGTTACCAACGACGAGCGAGTCCAGAGATACGCCGAGACGCTGTGCCTGTCGACAGGTCTCGGGGCCGAGTACGCAGCGCACGCCGTCATGGCTGTGGCTGACGCCGAGCAGGCCGAACTGCGCGCCGAGGTCGAGCGACTGAAGGCGGCACCCTTCGCCTGCGACACACACATGTGCGGCTCCTGCAAGGGCTGCCGCGCGGCCAAGGTCCGCGACTTGGTGACCGAGAAGCAATGCCAGATTGACGCCGCCGAGCGTGCGCTGGCCGAGGAGCGCGAGAGCCTGACCCTCATGGCCGAGCAGTGGGAGAGCGAAGCCGACGCGAACGACGACGGCCGTCACGCGGCGGTCGCCCGTGCGGTGAGGTTCTGCGCCACCGAGGTGCGCGCCAAGATCACCCCGCGGATCGAGGAGGCGCCGTGAGTGAGTTCAAGCCGCTCGGCTATATGACCCCTGCACCCTTCCGCGCCGCCGAAGAGGCGTACCAAGAGGCCGCCAAGAGGGTGCCAGCCGAGCCCGACCGCGACTCGCTCAACGTGGACGCCGACAAGGCCGAACTGCGCGCCGAGGTTGAGCGACTGCGCGGTGAGGAAGTTGGGGAGGCGCTGGCCGGGGAGCGGGCCAAAGTGGCGCGAATCGAGGCGCTCATCGGGAACTGGGAGAGCATGGCCGGCACACCCGAGAGTGAGGCTTGGGTGCGCTACGTCGCGGGGCGCGTTCGCAACGCCCTGAGCGGCGACTACTCCTCCGAGACGGAAGCGGCAGGACCGTGACGCTGACCGAGTTCCTCCTCTCCCGCATCGCCGAGGATGAGTGCGACGCGCGGGATGCAACGCCGGGGCCATGGCGATGGCTCACCGTGGATGAGCAGGGGCAGGCGATGGGCCAGCGCAACATCCGAGCCGATGGAGACATTCCCGTCATGGTCGGACTGATTGACTTTCCGATCGACCAGCGTCACATTGCTCGCCATGACCCGGCCCGCGTCCTAGCCGAGTGTGAGGCCAAGCGCGCCGCCATCAAGGCCGCATGGGGCGACCACCTTCAGATCGAAGGGGAGTGGGGCTACGGCAAGGGCAGCGACCAACTAGAGGCTGAGAACGACCAGCCCGACGTCGTGAAGTACCTCGCCGCCGTCTACTCGGACCACCCCGACTACGACGAGGCGTGGCGCCCGTGAGTCGCCGCACTCGCGGCGAGGGCAGCATCTTCCAACGCTCCGACGGCCTCTGGGTCGGCCGCATCGACCTCGGCATCGTCAACGGGAAACGCGCCCGTAAACAAGTCACCGCCCGCACCAAACGCGAGCTCACACCCAAGTTCCGCAAGCTCCAACGCGACGTCGAGGCAGGCGTGCTGTCCGACTCGATGACCGTCGCGACGTGGCTCGAGTACTGGTTCGAGAAGGTCGCGCCGACCCGCTGCAAGCAGCGCACCCTCGACGGTTACCGCACCTACCTCGACCAGTACCTCATCCCCCAACTCGGCAAGCACCGCCTCGACAAGCTCACCCCTGCGCACGTCCGCCGCCTGCATGAGTGGATGAAAGAGAAAGGGCTCGAGGACTCGACCAGGCGTCAGGCGCACGCGATCCTGCGGCGTGCCCTCGTCGTCGCCGAACGCGACGGGAAGATCGCCCGCAACGCAGCCGCGCTCGTCGACCCGCCACCCGTCGGGAAGAACCACCACAAGCCGCTCACGCTCGACGAGGCCCGCAAGGTGCTGCTCGCGCTCGACGGTGACCCGCTCGCTGCCCGCTGGATCTGCGCGCTGCTGCTCGGGATGCGCCAAGGCGAATGCCTCGGCCTGCGCTGGGAGGATGTGGACTTCGACGCCGGCCGCCTCTACGTCCGCAACGAGCTACTACGCCTCCGCAAGAAGGGGCTGGTGATGACGTTGCCGAAGTCGGACACGTCACGCAGGTCCATCCCGTTCGGCGCGGTCAGCCCCGCAGACTTCGCGCTGCGACAGGTCGAGCATCGGGGCGAGTTCGTGTTCTACGGCAAGAAGCAAGACCCCAAGGGCGACTGGGAGGCGTGGAAGGCGCTGCTCGTTAAGGCCGGAGTGTGCGATAAGGATGCCCCCAAGGGCGACATGCCTGCGCTGCACGCGGCGCGCGGTACGACGGCGTCGCTGCTGGACATGGCGGGCGCGTCAGACAAACTGATCGCGGAGATCCTGGGGCACTCGTCGGTGCAGATCACGCGGCAGGCATACATCCACGGCAACGAGGACCGGCACCGGCTCGCGCTGGGGTCGCTGGACCGGCTGCTCAATCCTCCCGAGGCATGACGAAAGGCCCCGCCCTCACATGGAGGACGGGGCCAGTTCGTTGCAGGAAACCTATAAGGTCTGACAGGTTTTCGCGCATTGGGCTTATGGGGGGTCAGACGCCGCCCCAGTAGCCGCCAGCATGTGCGACCGTTGCGGTCACGACCAGCAGCACCGCAGCGACCGTGGACGCCAGCAGGGCGCGTCTCACGCGGCGTCGTCAGCCTTAGGCTCAACCTTCGTGTTCAGAACGGCCAGGAGCAGCGACGCGAACCCGAGCACCTTGTCGAGAATCGCGAGCCACTCGCCGGACGTGGTGGCGTCGATGACGCCGAGCGCGACGAGCACGCCGAACAGTGCTGCGCCGGCCGCGTAGATTGCCCTGCGTCGGGCGGGCGTCAGGAAATCAACAACCTTGGTCACTTCGGACTCCTGGGTTTGGTGTGGTGGAACGCGAGATAGGCGAACGAGCAGCCGCCGAGCGTCGCGCATGACGCGATAAGCCACGCGCCAGCGAGCAGGGCGCGGCGGGCCGTCCGCTCGATCTGCGGCCGAGAGTCGACCGCCACGGGGTCAGACCGGCTTTCCGCCGATAGCCGCCACACCCTCGGGGCCGGGCCATGTCGGGAGCTTCACGGGACGGAACCGCTTCGGCTGACGCGCCGAGAGCACTCGGTACATCTCTTGCGTCGCACGCTGCGCCTGCGGACCGTAGAGGTTGGACGACTCACGCATCCACGCCGAGGCATTCTTCCGGGCATAGGTGGGGCTGTTCCTGCACAGCCACGCCCACATGAGTCCGTTGAATCGACGAGACGCCTCGTTGCGTCTGTTGGGGCGCACAGAAGACACGTCGATCGTGCGCGATCCGGTGTAGGTCGCCCCAGGAATCGGCTTCGGCTTGGCCGGTGACGGCTTCGGGTGGACGACAGCCGAGTCGCCACCACTCGTCGGGATGGTCGGCGGTGGCTCCGGCGCCCAAGATGGGCGGCAGTAGATGATGGCGTTGCTCGTCTTGGTGTCGCGGCGCTGGAGGCGGTAGACGCCGTTGCCCTGGTCGGAGCCGCCCAGGTTCGTGTTGCCCTCGATGGTGACGATGAACCCTGCGTCTGGGTTGCCGGTGTCGGCGACGAACTTCTCGACGGCGCCAGTGTGGATCGGCGCCCAGCCGTTGGCCTGCGCGTTCCACCGCGTGGGGGCGTACTCGAGCAGGATGAAGATGTCTCCCGGCCGCGGCGGCCACACGTCAGTCTGCTCGCGCGCCCGGAACCAGTTGAGGCCAGCCGTGCACGAGGCGTACTTCGGGACGAGAGTGCCGAGCGCTCCGACCTCGTTGGCGCCCCAGCTCTGGAAGATGGCGCACCATGCGACGTAGTTCATCCCGTACCAGCGGCCGAACTTGTTGTCATTGTTCCAGTTGCCGTCAGGGTCGCGGCCTTCGCGGTATCCGATCTGGCCGGCGAGGGCGGTGAGAAACTGCTTCGCGGTGGCGGTCAATCAGATCACCTCTTCGTCGTCGAGCAGTTCGGGCGTCTGGTCGGGGTAGAGGGCGACACCCTCCTCTTCGCCCGTGAGCACCTGCGCGTGCTGCTCAGGCTCGGGTGGGGTGGTGGCGGGGTCGTTCTCCGGCGCATCGTTCTCGGCCATTGGGTGCCTCCTCGGCTGTCAGGTGCGGGGCTTGATGCCTGGGCACCAGCGGGTGCGCGGCGGGTTTCCGTGCAGGTGCGGCCGGTGCGGGCGTCGGCCCCACCACTGCCAGCACCGTTTCGACGGGATGATGAACGTCGGCGGCTCGGGGCTGCTCACGGCTCAGCGCCCGAGGAGTTGTGCGATGCCCGCGCCGCCCGCAGTGCCCAGCGCGGCAGCGAACCCTGCGGCAGCCCATACCTTGCGCTCGAGGACGCGGATGCGTGTCTCGTGGTCGGCGTGGCCGGTGAGCGCCTGGTCCAGCTTGACCTCCATGCGGGCGAGGATGACGGCGGTGGACTCTCCAGGGATCTCGTCACCCATGTGGGGGCTCCGTTCGGTTCAGGAAATGACGAAGCCCCAGCCGGGTTGGCTAGGGCTTCGGAGGTGGTCGGTCAGTCGGTGGTGATGTACCGGTCGTGCGCATCGCAGACGCGCCGGATGCGACAGTCGAAGATGTTGTCGAGCCAGCAGGCCCAGCCTCCGCATGTGCACCAGCCGAGACGGGCGCGAAGTCTGTTCATCGGCCACACTCACCTGGGTAGGCGTCGCAGCGCACGTCGTCGCAGAAAGTGCACATGCCTCGGTTGCGGAGTTCCGAGACGTTGACGGGCTGGCCACAGTGGCACAGTTCATCGACGCCCACCCCGGCCCGCCGCGCGAGTTCCTGCATGCGCTCGGCCAATACCTCGTCGATGTCGGCAGACAGTCGCAGGCTAGGCCCCATGCGGCGCAGGCGGTTCAAATAACTAAGTACCACGTCGCTCACCGGTCCACCTTCACCGTAACGATGCTCAGGCCGCAGTCGTCGCAGATCTCGGCGACGTTCGGCGGTCGGATGGCCGTCGCTTCAGGATTGGGTCGCCGGTTCGGGTGCGGCTTGCACGCCTTGACGCGCGCGCGGAAGGCGAGCAGTTCAGGGTCGCGTCTGCCGCGTTCGAGCATCCGCTGGTAGCGCTTAGCAGCCCGCCGCTCGTAGCGGCCCGCAAGGGTCAAGTGCAGCCATAGCCAACGTCTCATCGGTTCACCTTCCGGCCGGTCGCCTTGGCCCACGCCTCGATGTCGGCCAGGAGCCAGAAGTCGCCGGCCTTCATCCGGTAACACGGCTCCGGGAAGTCGGCGCGCTTGATGAGCTGCCACACCCGCTGGCGAGTCACGCCGAGCAGGTCCACTAACTCCAGAACGCCGACAATCTTGGGCACGTCCGCATACTACTTGCCTCTTGCGTCTTGACAAACCAGCCACGCAGGCGCACGCTCAATACACCCCTTGACGAAACGCAATAGCAGCGGATGTATCAGAACCCACGCGAGCGGCACTGAGGGGTACAGCCCAACAGGGGGAACCGTGAACCAATCGCAGTCAGCCAAGGAGTGGGACGACATGAGCGAGACCCAGCGCAACGAGATCAAGGCCCGCCTCATCGCCGCGTGCGACACGAAGGCCGACGTCGTCGGCAGCATCGTCCGCGACCATCTCGAGCGCGCCAGCCGTTCGGGCCTCGCCGCCCACCTCGCCCAGCGCGGCCACTGACCCTCCACGAAACCGGCCCCGCCCCGTCGCGGCGCCCCTCATGCCTCCCATGTGAGCGGCCACCCGAACGCGACGCGGGCGGGGTTTCTGCTATCCGAGTTTCGTGATGTTCCACACCACAGCGCCGGCATTGCTGTCCCCAGTCGGGTTCCCGCCATACGGGCGGCACTCGAGCCACACGGCGTCGCCGTCGTTGATGAACGTGGGGCCGTGACTGGCGACCTGAGCGATGCCCCACTGCGGCGTCAAGGTGTCGCTCGTGTCGGCGAGGGCGAAGATGCTCCAGTCGTTGTGGGCTACATCCCACCCGCCCTGCATGTAGAGGCTCAGCGAGGTCGGCGCCTCTGCCTTAACGGACCAGTTGACCTGGAGTGTGACCGCGAGGTTGTACCAGCCCGGTATGAGCGCGATCTTCCAGGGCTCGCTGGCGTCGATGGTGCACCATGACGAGATCGCTTGGGAGCTGGCGCCCGGAGACCCGGCGAAGGCGTCGTCCGGCGTCTGGTAGGTGATGCTGTTCCGTAGCAGCGCTTGTCCTGCCAGCATTTGGACTCCGCCTGCTGACACAACTTCAGCCATGCCGACGATGCCACCAGATGCCACAGGGTCGGGGATCTTTGGCTGCCGATCGAGGCGCCGCGACAGCACGTCAACCGTCTTGCGTCCGCCGCGGAGCTGCTCACCGATGCCGTCGCGGACGTAGGGCCTGCCGTCAGGTGCGCGCATTACGCCTCCTCGATGAGCGTCAGGGTGACGATGTCCGTCTCTGGGTTCCACTCGGACGAGACGAGCCGGTGCGGGCCGTCCACGTCCTCGTCTGGCAGGACCAGCCGCAGCGTGTCGCCCTTGCCGGTCTGGTCGAGCACGCGCGTCGTCCAATCCGGCGACACTGTGACTTCCCAGCCTGGACGGGCGTGCAGCGACGCGGCCAGTGCGGACGCGGCGCCCTCGTCGAGCTCCGACAGTGGCGTCTCCTCCTCGGCGGAGATGACAGCCTCAACCAGCGCCCCTCCGAGCGCGGCCGAGTCACGCGCGTAGCCTTCTGGCCGGGATGCGCCCGAACCGTCAGCCTGCACGATCACGTTCGACGCGAGCGCGAGCGCGGACGTCGACAGCGGCTTGTACGCCACGACGTTCGACCGGCGCCCGCCGTGCACCAGCGCCAGATCCGCCGACGTGCCCTGACGCGGGTAGTGCGTCACGACCTGATTCCGGTCCTGGTCGTAGTCGATGTCCATGCCCTTGTCGATGGACGTGAACCACTCCATCGCAGTGTCGGCCGGCATCCGCTCGTGGTACGGGTACTCGCGCGTTCGCGGGACGCCCGTGAGTGGTGTGCGGGTGCCGATGCCGAGGTCGCCGTGCCCGAGGGACTCGTCCTGCACATGCTCGACGATGCCCTTGACGATGAGTGCCTGGTCGACGTCGAAGAAGCCGAGCTGGTCCTGCGGCCACAAGCCGGCGTTCGCCCACCGGGACGAACCGGCTGGCGGGTACAGCCGGACCTGCACGGCGGTGGCGATGCCATCCGCGGGGATCTCGACGGTCGCCTCGTAGTGCGCCCACCGGACCCGCGGCGTGAACTCGTCCATCGTCGCGTTCGCCTCGTCGATGACGGTCGAGCCGCGCTTGGCGCGCACGAGGATGGCCCACCCGTCGCCGGGCGCGCCGAGCCATTCGATGATCCGCATGTCCGCAGCGAACGTCAGCGGGAGAGGGACTTTCGCCGACGTCGGCTGTGTGACCGTCACCCACTGGTAGTAAAACTGGCGGTGGCCGACCGCGGAGATGTTCGTGTCGAACTCGAACACGACGCGGCGGTTCTTCCGGTACGCCTCTTCAGTGTGGCCCTTGACGGCAGGCTCCGTCTCTCCCTTGCCTTCGGTGGTGACGACGGCGAGCGGCCAGCGCGCAAGCACGACAGCTTTGGCTGCGAGCGCGCGACGCTCCGAGAGCGCCTGCCCGTCCCCAGCGTCCGCGTCGGCGGTGTGGCCGGTGATGTGAACGACGGGAGCCGGCCCGGTCATCATGTTCGCAATGGCGGTGATGGCAGCCTCACCACCGGGCAGGAACCCATTCGCGAGCGGCTCCCACGCATACGGCCGATTGCCATAGAAGACGGCGGCGGTCTCAAGGGTTTCCGTGCCGCGCATGACCTTGTCGACGCCGCCGAGCTCGAGCGCCTTGCCGGAGCGCGCATAGGACTCGTCGACGACCTCAGCCTCAGGTGCGGACGCGAGCGCCGAGCCGGCGTCCCAGCCGCCGACCCAGTGGGCGAGCCCGTTAGCGCCCTCAGTAAAGCCAGGGTTAAGCAGCAGTTGACGCTTCGGGATGCGGCCGATGCGGCGCCGCCCGTCGGCGAAGTGCCAGCGCGGGTCGGCGCAGTCGTAGGACGTGAACGCGTCGCCAGAGTTGCCGGGGCCGATCGGACCCTTCGCCATCAGCACGTTCCCGCGGTACAGGTAAGCCTCGTGGGCGACGGGCTGGATCAGCCGCGCCCGCGCGTCGTTCCGGTCGACGGTGAACCCGAACCTGTCGAGGACGTTGACGCCGGTCGTGAGCGGCTTGAGCGTCGACTTCGGCAGGGTCGCGACGAGCGTGCCGTCGCGGTCTGCGATGTCGATGCGCGGTGCGGGCCGGCCGGTGCGGACGTCCTCGCCCCACGCCTTCGGGGTGTAGGTGCGCAGTCCGAGCCCGATGCCGAGCGTGACGGTCTCGACTGCGTGAATGATGACGTCGGAAACCTCAAGCCCAAGCCTGATGCCGAGGCCATCGACAGTCTCGGTGTCGAACGTGACGACCTGATCCGAGACCTCCATGCCGAGGCGGATGCCAAGGTCGACGGTCTCGGTGGTGTCGGCTTCGGCGCCGGGGAATGATCCTGGGTGGTCACCGGGATATGCCACGGGTCACCCCTTCCAACGTCTGGCCTGCGCTGCTGGTGGCGCCGGTCACGGCAGGGCGGTCACCGTCATGACTGCCTGGATTCCAGTCCCGGCGTACAGGCGCGCGGTGTTGGTTCCGACGCTCGACTTCCATGCCCACTTGTACGTGTAGGACGAGCCGCCAGTGAGGCCCGTGATGACGAACGACATGGTCAGGTTCGAGTTGGCGCTACCGTTGCCGGCGTGGGCATTCGACGGGCCGGCGATGGTCGTCGTCGACTCGCGCAGCGCCCACAGGGAGTTGTCGTTGGCCGTGCCACTGGCACCGCCGACGCCGCTCAGCGTGACCAGGACCTTGCCGCTGGTTGGGGCCGTGAACGTCACGGCAAGGTTCGTCGCGTCGACGTCGCTCACGGTGGTCGACGTGGTGGTGTACGACGAAAGCGTGCCGGGATTGTAGGACGTGTAAGCGAGCACGCCTGAGGCAGAGCCACCTTCGATCGTGGTCACCGTCCCAGACGAGTCCTTGCGCTTCAGCTTGTTGCCGTCAGCGCTGTCGAGGAAGAGCCGCTGCGACCCAGCCGAAGGAGATGCGGGCGCCGCTGCCGGGGCGACGTGAAGGTAGGGGAAGACGTTGTCTGATGCCTTGGCCATGGGTGCCTCTCAGTCCTGGTAGAGCCAGTCGTCGCGCGCCTCGTTCTCGAGGGGCACGGGTGGTCCGGTGACGCCGTCCTGCATGAGCAGCTCGGCACGGGTGGCGGTTCCGCCTGCGATGGTGACGACGACCTCGCCGGAGCCTGCCGCGGCGGTGACGCCTGCGCCCTGGAAGTCGATCTGCGTGACGCCAGTGGCGACGTTGCCGTTCTCGTCCTGCACGGTCAGCGACGCCCCGGCGCCGCCGAACGATGGCGACAGCAGCGAGATCGCCGTGACGCCGGTGCCGCCGTTCTTCGTGAACGTCGAGCCGATGCCGTCGACCATGTCGTAGTAGTCGTAGAAGACGACGCCCTTGACGCGGTTCGTGGAGTCGTTGAGCGCGTACACGGGGTCGTACCACTTCGACGCGCCGCCCCAGTCCTCGATGGCGAGGTAATTCACCGAGATCTGCGCCGTGGTCTCGCCCAGGGCACCCGTCTGGACGCTGGTGGCGCCGGCCGTCTCCGACCAGCCCGAGATCGAATACGGGCACCACGAGAGGTCCATCTTGAGCACAGACGCGCCGTGCCCACCGGGGGCGACTCCCCAGCCGACCTTGCACCACTTCGCGACGAAGTAGGCGATGACCTGCGACTCGACGGAGCCGACGATCGCGGCGTACATGCCGTGGACTTGGACGTTGCGGATGAGGCAGGCATTGTAGTTCAGCGGCTCGGCCGTGCGGATGCCGAACGCGTAGACGCTGGTCGGGTCGGTGTAGTCGGTGTCGCCCGTGTTGAGCGCGATGACCGACACGCCGTCGAGCAGGTATCGGCGGACGTGCCACAAGTCGATGCCGGCGATGGTCGGGTTCTTCGGCAGCCACAGGCAGAGGTTCTCGATGGTGGTCATCGTCTCGGCCCACGTGCTGTCGGTGGGGCCGCCGATGAGCGACGGCACGCCGTCCGTGCCCGACCGGGTCAGGCCGGTCTTGGTCGTCTTGATGATCGTGTAGCGGCCGGCGTCGGTCCGCGGGTCGCACTGGTTCGGAGCTGCGACCCCGACGAGGCGGACAGGCTGCGGACCGGTCGGCAGCGGGATCACGGCGTTGCCGCCGCGACTGGTGTCCAGCGACCCGTTGCACAGGTACGTCTTCGCCCCGAACCGCACCGTGCCGCCGCCCGCGGTCACGCAGGCGTCGATCGCGGTGTTGATCGCGGCCGTGTCGTCCGTCGTGCCGTCGCCGACCGCGCCATGCTCCTCGGGCGTCGTCACGAACGCGACCGTCGCGACCCGCAGAGCCTCATCGACAGCAGTCAGGTACGCCGCAGAGATCGGAGTATCGGTGGAGGGAAGGTCTTCCCAGACGGTGTCAAAGTCGCCCATGTCGCCTCCGTCAGTTCTCGGTGAACACGGTCAGCGCATCGACCAGCATGTTCGCGCCGGCCGAGAACGTGTTGGCAGGCGTCCAGGCGTCATCCACCACGAGGATCTCGTCCGTGTCGTCGTCCACGATCGCGATGCCCAGCAGGTCCGCAGAGTCCTCAGGCACCGCCAGGAACAGGACGTTCGTGCCCGTGCGCTGTGACGTGCGACCTACGCCGCCATCCACCGACGCACCCAACGAGAACGTCACACGCTGCACCTCAGTGCCGCCGCCAGCCTTCGTCGGAGGCACCGTGTAGATCGCCAACGCCGTCGTGTGCCCCGAGAGCTGGTCGAGCAGATCGCCACCAAACGAAGAAGTGGGGAACGTAGCCATGCGCCCTCCTAGGCGTAAGTGTCGTAAGAGACGACGGACAAGCCGGCCGTGCCCGCCTGCTGCACCGAACCGCCGCCAGCGGGAAGCGCCGGCCACTGCGAACCAGCGACCACCGACGAGAACAAGTCCGCGCCGCCGCTCGAGGTGACCGTGCACGCGCCCGTGTCGATGACCGTGCCCGCAGCGAGTGACGTCGTCGTGAGCGTCAGGCCACCCGCGGTGAGGATGACCGTTCCGGGTGACGTGACAGTGACGAGCAGGTCAGCCGCCGCGGTACCGTCGTTGTCGACAGTTTCAGTTGACGAAGCCGCAATGGCGACGGCGGTGTTCGCGGCGTCAGCCTTTGGGAACGGGTCATCGGCCGTGACAGTGAATTCGAACGACAGCGTGCGGTCGTTCAGCGGCTTCACGTCCGCGTCATCCACACCTACGCTCAGCGTGAGGGTGTCCAGTGCGTCCGTCACCTCGAGCTCGACCGCCAGTCCCGACCCGCCGAGCGCCAGCAATGTGCGACGCTCAGCAGCACACGTCGCAGCAGACGCATACGTGACCGTGCCGCGCAGGCGCATCTCCTTCGCCGTGCGCAGACCCGTCGACCCGAAGCCGCCATGACGGCCAGTGCGGTCGCCACGATTGCGCCGCTGCGACGACGACAGCCAACCATCGAAGCCCGTCACCCGTGCCCGGCCACCGCCAGGAGTAGACCCCACGAGCGGGAACGAGTCGAGAGTGATCGCAGACGTGCTCATCACATACCTCCCACGAGCCGCGACGACAAGCCGTCCATGTCAACGCTCGGCGCCGGCAATCTGCGGAACTCACGGCCGAGCAGCCCTGCGAGAGTGCGCATCTGCTCGTACGTCATGCCGCCACCAGCACCCCCGCCTGCGCCGAGAATCTTCCCAACCTCAGAGTGGATCGCGAGCGACCGTGCCCGCTGCTGCGGTGCCAGGCTGATGAACGCCTCCCCACCCGGCGCCTCGTTCCACAGGATCGGACGTGTCGACCGCATAATCATCGACGGGCGCGAGATGTCACCCTGCGCCATCTTGCGCACCCCAGCCGAGATGATGCCGCCCCGCGCAAACTCAGTGTTGACGCCGTTCTCGGACAGCCGCTGCTCGTTGTGCACCCTCAGCGCGGCGGGCTGGCCGAGCGTCGTGTAAACCTGCTGGAGTGTGACCGTGACCGTCTTGCCCGTGATGGCGTTGATGGCAGCCTGAAGCGCCGCCTTCTTCTTGAGCGCGGCAGCCGTGTCAAGGTCAACCTTCGTCGGCGGAACCGACTTGGGGATCTTCAGAACCGAGTCGATGAACTCCTCAACCTTCTTTCGGCTGAAGCCGTTCGCCTCGGCGTTCTTCAGGATCTCCGCGCGGAGCTCGATGAGCTTCAGCCGGCCCTTCTCGCTGGAACCAGTGCGGTTCCCCTCAGCCTCGGCCGACTGCTCGGCGGCCTGCACCAGCCCGAGGAGGTTCGCGCGGTTCGTCACCGCAGCCTCAGACGAGCCCTCGAGCGCGTACATGGCCTCAAGGTTCGCCCGAGCCTGAGCGGCGGCAGCGTTCGCAGCATCCTTCTGAGCCTGCGTGGCGGCGCCGGTCGTCGTAGCCGCCTTGCCCTGGGCGATGGAGAGGTTGAGCGTGGCCCGCTCGACCCGATCCTGAGCCGACGCCAACTGCGAAGCGGTCGCCTTGCCGTTCGACTGGACGAGCCGGAGATGATCCTGAGCCTGAGCGAGCGACAGTTGCGCCCGCCGCACCGCAGCGGCGCCACCAGCAGACTTCTTGCCAGAGTCGGCCGCAACCTCGCCGGCACGCTTCTCAGCGGCAGCGAGCGCCTCCTTGGCCGCCTTAATGGGCCCGGCAAGCGACAGTTGCGCACGGTCGAACGAGTTCTGCGCCTGAGCCGCCGACAGCGACTCGCCTGCCAAGAGGTCAAGTTGCTGCTTCAGAAGGCCCGCAGCGTCGTTCTCGAGCTGCATCTTGAGCGTTGCCTGAGCAGCCTTGTCGGCGAGCTTCTCCTGGCTGGTCGCAACCGCCGCATAGGTCGTCGCGCTCACGCCGTAGGTGCTCGCGAGGTTGCGCGCCGCGATCTCAGCGTTGGACGTCGCGCCAGCCGTCGATGCCGTCGCAGCAGCCAGATCCCTATTCTTCTGGATGCCGTCATGGAGGGCGTTGTTCTCGAACCCGATGGCCTTGGTGACCTTGTCGGCGGCCTCGCCGAGTTCAGTCTTCCGTGCGACACCAGTCTTAGCACCGGAGTTCGCCTCAGTGAGCACGTCCTTCTGGGCGCCGATCACAGCGTTCACGCGGGCCTGCGCGTCAGCATTGCCGAGCGCCGCATCGGTCAGGTCCGCGAGATTAACACCGAGTTTCCGGCCAGCCTCGAGCACACCCTCATCGGCGAGCGCCTTAGCGGTGCTCTGCCGGATCGACTCGTCGATAACTCCATTCGATGCGCGGAGGGCGTCTGCGTAACGGTTCGTGGCGTCCTCAGCCTTGCGCTGGTCCTCGGCGTTCGCCGCAAACAGCAGCGACAGGCCAGCGATTGCGACACCAATCAGACCGGCAGCCATCTGAAGCCCGCGCACAGCCGTCGCGGCTCGCGTGGACATCGACTCGACGCCACCGAGCATTCCGATCAGCCCATTGATCGGAGCCGAAAGAGCCTGCCACGACCTGAAACCGATGAACACACTCGTCGCGAGCGTCGCAATGACAGACAGCACATCCGTCGGGATGGCCGAGATTAGGTCAGCAAACGTCCGCAGCGCCGTCAGGGTGCCACCACCCAGCGGTGCGAGCGCAGCGACAAGGTGAGCGACGGCGCCGACGATGGCCTCAATGTCAGACATGACCGTCGGGAAGACCGACCGCACGTAGTCGACGAACTCGGTCATCCCAGACCCGCCAGCAGCAGCCTGGAACCGCTGCATCAGGTCAAGGACGTACACCGACGCGTCGAGCATGAGCGGGTTGAGCGTCTGGAAGCCCGTCACGACCCCACCGACAAGAGCAGCGCCCGCGCGACCGGAGATGGTCGCGAGGTCGCCGACCTGCGCGTTGAGCGCCGGCATCTGCTCGTTCAGGTCCGTCACGGCGTCTTGGAACGAGCCGAGGACGTTGCCAGCGGCGGTCGACGCCAGATCCTCAAGGTCAGCCTTCGCGGACCCGAGCGTGGCACGGTAGGACTCGCCGACGACAGTGCCGGCCTTCATCTCCTGCATCACGCCGACAAGCGCGGCGACACCAGCAGCACCCATGCCACCGAACGCGGCGCCGAGACCGACAGCGCCAGCAGCCAGCGGCACCATCGCGGGACCAAGGGCAATGACAGCCGTCGCGAGCGCACCAACACCGCCACGCGCAGAACGCGACGACGCATTGACACGCTTCACCGAACCGTCGAGCTTGTCAGCCTGAACAGCGGTGCGCTCTAGCCCAGCAGCGGCGCCGGTCGTGTCAGCGTCGACGCGGATGTCGACGCGCTTGCCGTCGAGGATCTCGGTCTTGTAGATCGCGTGGTCGATGGCGCGAACAAACTGGTCGTTCTCAAGCCGGAGGAATCCGACGATGCCGCCGATGTTCGTTTCGCCCGCCACGTCGGCCTCCTAGTCGTCATCCCCAGAGGGGGCGAAGTGTCGATACAGGCGGGTGTCAGACGCGAGCAGGCCAGTCAGCAGCGACTCGAACTCGCGCCACGACACGAACACGCCTGCGCCCAAACGGATTCCGTACTCGGACGCGAAGTCGGCGACGACGAGATCCCACTTCTTGCACAGCGTCAGGACGGAGATGCCTTCGCCCGCCTCGATTTCGTCGATGAAGTCCGACGGGAACTCGTACCACTGATAGCAACCGGTGACGGGGTCTCGCTCGCCTCGCCCGTACTGCTCGGCTGCGACTGCCCGCTCCTGCTGAGGATCGCCGCCGCTAGTGCTTTTGGGTCGACGCCGGACTCCCAGATCGCCTCAGCGGTCTCGATGCCCTGCTCGAAGTAGGCGAGGGTTGCGAGCCCGGCGCGGCCGATGGCTTCGGCGGGGACGTTGTCTGCGATCATCTCGTCCCACGCGGAGCCCATGACGAGCCGCCACGTCACCTCGGCGGGTGCGTCGTCGTACTCGGTGGACTCGCCAGCGCGGATCTTCTGCATAGTGAGCATCGCGCGGTAGTCGAGGTCGGGGATCGTGTAGGTCTTGCCGCCGATCGGGAACGCGAGTGGTTCCGGGGCGACGTCCTCCCATGACTTCACGGGGACTCCTTGGCTGTTGGCTGGGGTGGCTGTGAGTGACGGGCGCGACCCAGCCAAGCCGCGCCCGTCACGATCAGAGGGACCGTCAGGCCCGCGTGTAAGCCAGCGCGTTCGACGCGCCAACCGTGTTCGTCACGAGGACGACAGCCGAACCAGCCGAACCGGCAGGCAGCGAAGCCACGATCCGCGAGTCCGAGACGATCGAGTAGTCCGCAGCGTTGACGCCACCGAACTTGACGCCAGTAGCGCCCGTGACGGTCGCGAAACCCGAACCGGAGATGATGACGAGCTCGCCCGCAGCGGCACCCGACGGCGTGGCCGACAGGACAACTGGAGCAGCAGCAGCGACGCCAGGGTTGGTGATCGTGGTGCGGACGCCGTCACCCATGAGGGTCAGCGTGGCCGCGTCAGCATCCTTGACGCCGTCGTTGGCGCGCTCCCACTTGACGATCGCGACACCCTTGTAAGCCTCGGCGCCACCATCCTTGTCGTACCAGCGGACACCGACGCGGGCGCTGTCGCCGAACTGGCCGACGCATGCACGGGCGATCTCCTGGCCTGGGTCGTAGACGCCCGTGGACGTGCGGCGCCACACGGAAGCCGTTAGGCCCCACGCGTTGCTCGTGATCTCGAACGAGTCCCACCCGTCCGTGTCGTACGCGCTCGTGTCGACGGTGTTCGGGTCGACGGTCGGCTTGAGGGCGTAGATGCCCTTCAGCTCGGTCCAGCCACCCGCGAGAGTCAGGTCGGTCGTGACATCGACCCTGAACTTGCGGGCAAGAGCAGTGGTGTTGCTCATGTGCGTGCCTCCTGGGGCATGACAAAGACCCCACCGCGGCAGGGTCTGGGTTGGTGCCCGCAAAGGGGCGGTGTTGAGTGACGGCTGGTCAGAACGGCCGGCCAGCCGTCAAGGGCAGGTCGACGTCGATCTCGTAGTTGTCCGCACGCGACGAACGCTTGGAAGCGTCGATGCCGAGCGGCACCGCAGAGATCCGGTTGCACTGCACGAGATGCGCGGTGCCGTAGGTGCGGTCCTCGCGGCCTTGCAAGATCGCGAAGATGTCGTCGGCGAGGTCGTCCGCGTCGAGCGAGTTGTTCACGACGCCGCGGACCATGACCTGAACCCGGATCGTGGACAGCGCCACAGTGGGCTGATCGACCGCCGCATACGCCGTGAGAGCCACGGCGCGATCAGGCGTTGAAGGCACATCACCGAAGAAGATGGGCGTCGTGATGCCCGCCGCGACAAGGTCGGCCTTGAGCCCAGTGAGGAGATCGCGAGTGTGGCTCACAGTCGCCTCCAGAGGTGCTCGCCGGCCTTGTTGATGGCCTCGCGGCCCTTGACGAGCAGCGCCGTCTCAAGGAACTTCGCTTCGCCGCCCGAGGGGTGCTTGAAATGCACATGCTCGTGAATCCACCGGGCATACGGTGTGCCGTACTCGATCGCGACAGCGTTGTTGCCAGCCCGGTCACGCTTGATGACCCCAGTGGCAACGAGCTTCCCAGACTCCTTCGGAACGCGAGCCTCCGAGTCGGCCAGAACGATCCGCGCACCCTCGTAAAGGTCATCGTCGAGACGCTGCACCTTGGCGAGCACCTCGCGCAGATTCCCCAGCAGAGAACCCCGCCACTCGATGCTCACTTCAGCCACACCTCGACGTGCGACACCGGCCCAAACAGGCCACCAGCGTCGCCCTGATGGACTCGCTCAACCTGAAACACCAGGCCACGCACAGTCACCTTGGACTCAGGCACGAACTTCGCCGCATCCTCAAGGTCCGCGTAGAACTTCGCGCGACCCTCGACAGCCTCGACACCCTGGCGCTGCACAAGCATCAGCCCGTCGTCGTACAGGCCGAGCACGTCGACCGCAGACGCGTAACCGTCGCCAGTCTCAGTCGCGCCCGTGAACGTCTCCACAGAGGCCGTGTGGACCTTCCAGAGCACGTTCATGCGCGCGTGTACGTGTAGGGCTGAGACGCGCCCTCGTCGTTCGTGACGACCACGGCGACGTCGCCGGCCGAACCGGTGGGAAGCGTCACCGACAGCATCGTGTCGTCGACGACCTCGAACTCCGCTGCCGTGCCGCCGACCGTGACCGCAGACGTCGACGTGAAGCCGTAGCCGGTGAACACGACCACGTCATCGTCACCAGCGCCAGACGGGAAGCCCGCCGACACTGACGCGACCAGCGCCGGAGCGCGACCGAGAAGCATGTTCACAGAGAACGCACCCGACCGGCCAGCCAGCCGACGCAGCGTCGCCTTCTCAGACTTCGACAGGTACAATCCGCCAACGCCCATGCTCGAGTTCTGCGCCCCGAACGACACCGCAGCCGAGCCGAGACTCATCTGATGCGCCGACGTGACGTTGTTGTACGCGCGCGACGCGACCGCCAACTCGACACCCTTGCCGAGCGCCGGAACCGGTGACACGACCGTCTCACACAGGTCGTGCGCGAGTTGCAGCACCAGCAGACCGCGCGGGTCGTCGTCTGCGAGCGGGGTGCCCGTCAGGTACACCCCGAGTTCGGCGGGGGTTGCGAGTGGTGTGCTCACGTCAGCCTCCTGGCTCGGGGTGTACCTGTGGAACGAGTCAGAGGCTCAGATGGCGAGGCCGCGCATGATGCCGTGCGCAGCCTGGTTGCCGTACTTGAGGCCAATCTCGCCATAGATCTGCGACTTCTCGGAAGCGCCCGTCTTGGCGAGCTCCTCCTCGAACAGGACACCCTTGCCGGGGATCGACAGGAACACCGGGTCAACCTGCTCGAGGGAGACGACGGCGAGGGTGTCGGCCGGCAGCGCACGGTCCACGACCACGTTGAGCGAACCGAAGTTCGTCTCGATGGTCTGGAGGTTCAGGCCGGCGACGGTGCGGGTCATGTTGAACGGGTCAGCCTTGCCGTACTCGGCGGCGTAGGCGGCCGTGAGGGCGCGCTTCTGCCGGCTCGAGCAGAACAGGGTGGCCGCAGCCTGGTCGGTGATGCCGCCGTTGTCGAAGACCGACTGCATCAGGGTCTCGAGGCCGTCGACCGTGAGGGTCGTCTTGGCCGCGTAGAACTTGACCGTGGCGGTGCCGATCGTGATGGCCGAGCCGCCCGAGGTCGCAGCGACCTTGAACGAGACGGTCGTGGAGACCGACTGCACGTAGTACGTGACGCCCTTGGTGATCGCCGTCGAGGCGCCCACGTCGGAGAACACGACCTTGTCGCCGACACTCAGCGAGTGCGTGACCGTGATGGTGTCGGTCGCGGCCGAACCGGTCGACTCCGTGCCGGTGCGGTTCGACGTGACGACCGAGAGAAGGCCGCCCATCTGACGCGCGGTCGTGTTGTCGGCCGGCTTGTTCTTCACGCCGTGCCACATGGAGTAGTTGACGTCGCGGGCGACCGTCTTGAGGGCGAGCATGACCTGGTGGCTGTGCTCGTTCTGGACGGGGTTGCCGACGCCGACGCCACCGTTGCCGTTGGCGAACTGGCCGGTCGAGGCGAGCTTCGTGTAGGACGTGTTCACGGCCTCCTGGAAGATCTGCGCGACGTTCTCGACGTTGGCGCGGACGCGCGACTCGGCGGTCGGGGCGTCAGCGCCCTCGAGACGGGCGCGGACGGCCGGGTCCCGAAGGTCCTCCGTCTGCCACTCGAACACGGGCGAGTCGGTCTGCTTGCCGCCGCCGACGCCGCCACTGAGGGACAGAAGCGGGGTCTCGGTCGGGGTGAGCCCGATGAGCTCACCGTGGTAGTTGGGCAGGTTGAAAGACGTGCCCAGTCCGGTGATACCAGACATGTGTAGCCTCCTACGGCTTCGTCAGTGCGGCGCGCTGCTGCTTGAGGGCGATGGACAGGCGGAAGTTGCCCGCCTTCTCGGCCTCAGCGATCTGCGCGTCAAGGTTGTTGGGGGTGCCGGCGCCGCTCGTGCCCTGTGCGGGGTTCGGGAGCGGAACGCGAGTGGCGGGCGCGGCACCAAGCCGCGGGTTCGCTGCGACAGCCTCCGTCATCGCGGCCTTCAGGCCATCAATGTCGGACGGGTCGAGCGCGGCAGCCTTCTTCAAGAAGGACGCAGAGTCGAGCAGCGCTTGGGGATCGGCGCCCGCAGCGTCGGCGTTGCGGAACACTGCGAGCTCAACCCGCGCCTGCTTCGCATCACTCTGTGCGGTCGTCAACTGCTCAGTGAGTTGGGCCGGGTCGACGGGGGCATCGTCCTTAACGAGCCCAATCGCCTTCCCAATCTCGGTCGCCAAAGCAGCGCGCGCCTCGTCGGCGGCCTGCTGCTTGGCGTTGGTGCGTGCGGCGCCGTTCTCGCGTCGCAGCCGCTCGATCTCGGCCTTGGCTGTCTCTGGGTTCTCCCAGACGTTCACCTTGGCCGTGTCGGTCGGCTCGGTTGCCGGGGCCGTTGCAACAGGCTCCGGGGTGGACGGCGCTGCGGCGGGTGCCACGTCGGCCGGGGTGGGAATCGGCTGGTCGCTCATCGAACGACCTCCACCGTCTGCTCAAAGGCGAGAACGCCCGCGGCGCCACTCTCCTTCTTGAACTCGGCCCAGTCCATGTCTCGCAGTTCGTCGAAGTCGTCGACCTCGTCGAGCACGATCAGGAAGCCCTCGTGTGAGGAGTCTCCGAGTTTGGACGTGGTGGTGGGAGCGATTTGCAGACGCATAGCAGTGCCCTCCTGGGGCGTTGTTGGACACCCCTTGGCCTGCAAGGGGATTGGCTGTTACTCGCCGAGGAACTTGCGGATCTCGGCAACCCGACGAACGCGCCAAGCGGCGGCCTCGGGAGTCTGTGCAGGAGGCAGAGCCTCCAAGAGTTGAAGCTGAAATCGCTGGTTCTCCGGCGTCACACCGGACGGCTTCGCGTACGTGTCGCCGCGCTTCGACTTCGACGACTTGCCGGGCGCACCAGTCACAGCCCGCCCCTCGATCGCCTGACGGAACGCTGCGCGCGCATCTGCGCCGCTGCGGCCCTTCGTCGCCTTGTCCCACGTCACCATCGCGTCACGGACGATCTTGGGCGGCTCATACTGGCCCCAGACCGGCTCGACGCCACAGCGGCAGTCGCCGCCAGAACCGTTCGCCTGCTTCGTGTGCGCACGGAAGTTCGCCGACGAGCGCGACGCGTAGAGCACGCCAGCGCCGGCACGAATCGCCAGCATCAGACAGAACGAACACGCACCCGCATTCGGGACGCGAGCCCATCCGCGGGCCTCGGCGTCAGCGCGAACCGCAGACAACATCTGCCGGCGACCCTCATTGAGCACCAACTGCTCAACCCTCGACCCGAGCACGTCCACGCCATCCACGACGCGAGCCGCAGCAGCCTCCACGACCGCCTGGTCGATGAAACCTGGCGGCGTCGACGGGATCGCCCTCACCGCAACGCGGCCCTTGACCTTCTCCGCACGCAACGTCTTGAACCACTCAGCCGCGGCGCCAGAAGCGGCACGACCATACAGCTCCACGATCGCCTCGACGACCTCACGGAACGACGGCACCGTCGACAGGTCCGTCGCGTCGAACGACGACCACGCCTGCGCCGCAAGCGGAACAGCCAGCGCCGCAATGGCCTCCTGCTCGGCCCGAGCCGCCTCAGCCTGCGGCGACGCCATCAGCGTCACTCACCGGCTCGACGGGACGGGTCGCACGGATCTGCTCGCGAACCTGCTCCTTGGCGACACGCTGGTCCTCAGCGGCCCAGTCCTGCTCCATCTGCGCCCGCTCCACCGCATTGAACCCGGCATGCTTCAACGTCACATCAGAGCGCGGCGGGATCGCGCCAGCCGCGACAAGCTTGGAAATGTCGTCAGCCGTCTTGCCGGGCATGATCGGCGCCCAGTCGGTCACGGCCCGCTCGAACTCGCGCGGCAACGCCCCGTTGTTCTGGAAACGAATGCCGTCCTGCATCGCGGCCACGATCGACGTACCAAACTGGCGCGTCATCGAGATCGCGCGACGGTTCCGGCGCGTCTCCATCGAGTCCCACGCCTCAGACGACGTCGGATTGCCCTGCGTGTAGAGACCGAGATCCTGCGGCACCGCCGCGAGGATGCCAGCAGCCTGCGAGGCGTACATCTCCAGAACCTTCGTGAAGGTCGCCGGGTCATACGTCGTGAGCTGCTTCAACTCAGGCGCATTACCGTCCTCGTCGCGCTCCAGCGCGTTCATCATCGACATGTACGTCTCGAGGGCGCGCTTCATCTGCCCGTCAGGCCCCTGGAAGTCCGACAGTGACGCGCCAAGAAGCCACAGACGCGGCACCGAGTAAAGCTCAGAAGCCACCTCGAGCCCCATCAGACGCCGGCACGCGTTCGTGATGACAGACTGAAGCTCGGGCGTGATGTTCGAGAACCCGTCACGCTGGTTCGTGCGCGCCGCATTCGCCATCCGATGCACCGGCACCCGACCAAAGCCGTGCTGGTCGCGGTTGACGAGCTGCCAGACCTTGCTCTCATCCTCCGCGATGGTGATGGTCTGCTCCGGCAGCATCAGTGCGGCGTGCCTCTGGTCGTCGACGACGTAGGACTGAAGTGCCGCCTTCGCAGTCGTGCCAGTCAGATCCCACAGAACCGCCATATTCAGCGGAGACTCAGCCGTGATGAGCGGCAGACCGCCACCTGGACGCGAACCGACGAGCCAGTACGCCCGAGCGAACGACAGCGCGTCCGTGAACGCCAACGACTGCTCAGACTCGAGCCCATTACCTGCCCAGAGTTCGCCCAGATCGGGATTCACGTCCGTGTCGCCCGGAAGGCGGAAACCCTCAACGGACAGCCGCTCCACGTACGGGTCGACCGCGATACGCGCCCAGCCAACCAGAGCCGTCAGCTTCGACGCGAGGTCGTCAGGGATCGCGATGTCGAGGTTCCGAATGATCTGCGCTCCCATGTAGAACGAGTTCGCGCACTCCATCTCGACCCGGTCATGCTGCGCCCGGTTCTGAAGCGCCGCGATCATCTCGCGCTCACTGTCGGACAGCGACAGTGACGGCAGGACCGGAATCGACGTCGGAGAGAACTGCGGCACCGTCATCCAGTGCCCGCCATCGAAGGAGAGTTCGCCCACGCGCCAGCCTCCCTCACTTGTCGAAAACGATGACGCGCCCCTGACCTGGGGTGCCCTGCTTGATGCTGAGTTGGTAGATGCGGCGCAACATGCGCGCACCGACGAGACAGATGGCGAGGTCAATCTTGCGGGCGGATTCGCGGTGCTCCTTGCGGATCGACACGCCCCACTTGCCCGGCGCGCGCTTCGCGTTCCGCATGTGCTCCGAAAGCACCGCCGAACGCTTGAAAATCACAGCGCGGTCAGCGGGCGGCTTCTGCGACTGCTCCTCGAGCTCGCCGAGCGTCTGACCGCAGCCCTCGACGAAAACCTTCTGATTCAGGTCGAGCGCCATGTCGAACGCGACAGCATGAGCGCGATTCCCCGTCTTGACGGGATGACACTTCAGCCGGCGGCCATGCCTGCGAGACCACTCATCCACGAGCGGCCACCAGAATCGGTTGTCGCCCTCGGTGGACTCGTCATCCTTCGCATGGGACGGGTCGAACCAGAACGCCACGACGCGGAACTGGTTGAACGCCTTCACCACGGCCACATCGACCGCGTCACGGTCGACGATCTGGCCCTTCTTCGGCAGCTGGAAGTGCAGCACCTGGCACAGCCCGTCAGAGACGCGGCAGGCCACGATGCCCGTACCGTCATCACTCTTCGAGCCGTCGCCGAACAGGACGACCGTGTCGCCATCCTGCAAACCATCATCGCGAGCGCCGGCCGCGACATCCTTCGGGTCCGCCCAAGCATCCTCGGCCGCAGTGATCTGGTTGTACCACTTGCGCCGCGACTCACTCGGCGGGTTCGCCGGGTTCTTGATCGAGTTCAGGATGCGCTTCACGTTCAGCCACACCGAGTCACCGCGGATCGCCTCAACCACGCCCGGCGCGGCCTCGACAGTCAGCGGCGCCTCAGGAGGAGCCTCGAGCGAGTCGTACAACATCCCGAAGTCCGCCGCCGTCGGCGGCTGACAGTCGATACAGTCCTCAGACCACCCGTCATCGCCCGAGTGCGCGTCGCAGCGGCTCCCGACAGTCTTCTCGTAAGCCTCACGAGCCCGCTGCCCCACCGAGTCCTCACCGGGCCGGTACGCGTTGCAGATGTCGAGCTGGCGGGACGGGGCGAGATCCTCATCGGCCTTCGCCATGTTGCCCTCGATCGCGCCCGCAAGCGCGTGCCCACCGTTGCTCTCGTTCCAGTTCTGCGTCTCATTGCGGATAATCAGCGTCGGACGTGGACCCTCAAGCGACATCACCGACGACGTCACGGCCTCGATGTGCGCCACGTCGCCACGAGCCCACACATCGAGCTTGCCGACCTGCAACCCGTACTTGCGGCGCGTCTCAGGCGGCACCAGGGCCGGGAACAAAGGCATCGTGTTGCGCTTGATCTGATCCTGACTCACACCGACGATCTGCACGTACGGCTGCGGAATCTGCCGGCCGAGCGGGACGTCACCGTCCCAACGGTCAAACATCGCATCCTCGGAGCAGATGTGCGTCGTCGAGTCCGTGACCGCGAACGGGTCTTTACCCCAACCCTTCAAGCGCTGAAGCACCTGCGTCGGGTAAAGGAAGCTTCCCGTCTCCGGGTCGATCGCGTCATGCCACAGCAGAAAGCGGGCCTGCTCGAGCGTGTAGACCCACGAGCCGCCCTTGGGGGACGTCAGGTTGAGCCCAGCCCATGCAAGGTTCCGCCAGCCGAGAGTGAACGCCGGCAGCGCCCACCCATTGTCGTACTGCCACGTCGGGCCGATCTTCACCGGCTCCCACGCGAGACCAGTCGGCGGCGCAGCGTTGGCGAGTTGATCCTCGTACCACGCGATGACCTCGCGGTAAGCCGAGTCCTTCGGGCGAACCTGAGAAGCGGCCCGGAGACTACGCGCCACGACTACGGACGCCAGGCTGCCATGACGAGTTCGCCGCGTCACGGTTCTGGTTCGCCGGAGCAGCCGACGCTTCGTCCGGCAGTTTAAGACGCGCCAACAGGCTCGCCTTCTGAGCCTCCTGCGTCCGCAACTCACCAATCAGAGGGTGAATCACATCCTGACCCATAGAGCCCTTGGTCAGCATCGGCCGGCCGTCAGCCTCCCAAGCCGCCCGCAAGTCGCTAATCATGTCCGCAGCCCGAGCCGCACCCAACAGGGTCGCCCTCTCATCAGGGCGAAGCTCATACTTCCCAGCGACCGACAACCACAGGTCACGCCCGGCCTTGCCGAGCCCCTCGGGAACCTTCTTCTTGGACATGAGCCGCCTCCTGGGCGAGTCGGAACCGCTCCACCTGGGCGCGGGGCATGTGGTCAGGCCACATAGGTTCTGCCGAAAAAACAGGCTCGAGACGCACGCAGGCTGGCGATTGCT